CTTGTCCTGCCGGTTGCGGCGGTAGTACACGGTCTTAACGTCAGGAGAAGCAGGAGACAGAACGTCACTCATTGCAGAGCTGTCGTAGGGAGTAGCAACAGCGGGGTTCGCAATGCTGTCCTGCACGTCAGTGCCGTAGGGGATATCGACACCTTTGAAAATACGAAGGGGGTTGTCATAGGTCATGTTGTGCGCTTCCTGAAACAGAATGCGGTTCACCAGACCATTGATGAACTCATTCATAAAGGGAGTGTACTGCATGATAGCGCCACCAGTTGCCTGAAGAGTGGCATTGGTAGCAAGCGGAATGTTATCTTTCAGCGTGGAACTAGTCTCAATGACTGCGTTCACAATGTCGATAGCAGTTGCCATAGTTTATCACTATCCTTTCTAAATGTTTAACATAACTCGCTTCCGCTCGTGCGGGAGATGAATTATGATTTGGGAAAGATTTGCTTCGCAAATCAGCCCTTTAGGTTAAGTCGGCCATTGGTAAACAGGCGGTTGATGGGGTCTTTATCCTCTTCCGGGCGAACAGGATTTTTAAGCTGTTCTTCCGGCACAGTAACACGAAGGAAAAGATTCATGTTGTCCTCTTTTAGCTTCGCATTCTTTGCGGTAAGTTCATCAACGCTACGAAGAGCGGTCGCTTTGGCGGCAATCTCTTCACTGAAACCGGTGGTCATTTCTGCCAAGATATTGGTTACTTCGCCTTGGTCTGCGTTATCGCCCAAGTGCTTGATAAGCTCCTGTGCCTTGGCATTGAAATCGGCAAGCTCCATAATTTGCTCCTTTCAATTATTTATTGTTTGTGCGGTAGTCCCACCGTGACTTTCCCTCTCTTACATCCACATGAACAAAGGTGTCATAAATACCAAGTCCAAGCGAATTAGGGTATTTAGAATTAAGCCACGAATACAGTTTGAGCGGCGAAACACCGGAGATATAAATATCTGCGGCATTACCAAACATGTGCTGTGATTTAGGACTGGAATTTTTGAGTGAACTGTTGTAGGCTACTGTACGGTATGCTGAGCTGATAATGAGCGGTTTGTTGTAGTGGTTGCGGATAATTTCAAGTAGTTCAAGAAGTGCTTTGTTAAGCACAATGACACGGGATAAGTCAGAACAGCGGAACTCATGTGCTTTGAAATGGGGTGACAACTGTTCATCTGGGTTGAGGGTGTAGTCGAAAACATAATATGATTTAGTTTTCATAATATCACCTCTCAAGCACTAGTGTTGTGCCATTCGGTGGGATAAATTCTAACCCCGCCGTTGTCAGAAAGCAGTAGCTCAACGTCAACCATTGTTCTCACCTTCTTTCTTGTTCAGTGCAGACAGGAACGGCGCAACCAGTTTAACCAAGTCGGGGTTAATCTGACCCAGATTCTCAAGCACAGAAATAGCTTCCGTGACGATAACCAGCGTGCAGATAGTTGCGGCGGCAGGGAAATTGAAACCCATGTTCACATAGGCCATAGCATAATCAGCGAGATAGCCGAACGCAATGAACAAGATAAAACTGGCTTTCTTGTAAATTCCTTCCCTCGCCTTTGTGGAGTTCAACTCTTTGTTTTTGACAGCTTTCAACACTCCGGTGAAAACGTCAATCACCATAAAGGCCAAAGCAAGTTTTACTTCCACTGGAACGGAATAGACGGTACTCATAAGCTCACCCCCTTTCCGGTCTAGCTTCTATAATTATTATACCATAGGTAGTTGAAAAATGGAAGTAGGTGTGATATAATTATTTTAGAGAGAAAATGTTCCACATGGAACAAATAGGAATAATTCCTAAAAAGGAGCTGAGACAATGGGTGACTTCTATGACGGTACAAAGTTACTGTCTTTGATGGACACGAACGGCAACAAGCCAGAGATTTATATGTGTACCACCAACCGTTCTGGCGGTAAGACTACTTGGTTCAACCGCTATTGCGTCAAGCGCTTTATCAACTACAAAGAGAAGTTCATGTTGCTGTATAGGTTCAACTATGAACTTGACGGGTGCGCTGACAAATTCTTTAAGGATATCGGCGTTCTGTTCTATCAAGGACACGCAATGACCTCTCAGCGCAGGGCCGCTGGTATTTACCATGAACTGTTTCTTGACGGCGTTCCCTGTGGATATGCTGTAAGTATCAATGCGGCAGACCAGATTAAGAAGTATTCTCATTTTTTCTCAGATACCACCCGAATGCTCATGGACGAGTTCCAGAGCGAGACAAACCATTACTGTGCAGATGAAGTAAAGAAGTTCCGGTCTATCCATACTTCTGTTGCTCGTGGACAGGGCGCTCAATCTCGGTATGTTCCTGTTTATATGCTGTCTAACCCTGTTACCCTACTGAATCCTTACTATGTTGCAATGAATATCAGCTCACGGCTGAATGACAACGTAAACTTTCTGCGTGGCGTTGGTTGGGTGCTGGAACAGGGATATGTCGATGCCGCTTCTAAGGCTCAGGCTGAATCTGCTTTTAACAGTGCGTTCAGTGGTGACACCTACGATGTGTATTTGACACAAGCTGTGTACCTGAACGACAGCTCTGCATTCATTGAACGTCCTACTGGTTCTTCTCGTTACTTGGGCACTATTCGATACATGAACAAGGAATACGGATTGAGAGAGTTCCCAGACACAGG